TCTCTTGTAAGAACTAATCCACCTGTGCAAGGAGCATTACAGGCGCACCTTATGGAACATATTGGACTGAAAGCAAGAGAAGAAATAGAAGGAATTATGCAACAATCAATGGACCCTAATGCACCGCCAGAATTAATGCAACAAGCACAGCAAGAGGCTGAAAAACAAATTGCTCAACGTATCGCGAAATATACAGGTGAGATTATCGGCCAGTTAAATGAAGCAATGAATAAGATGGGTAAAGATCCATTAATTGAATTAAAAGATAAAGAACTTGGAATTAAATCACAAGATGTTCAAAGAAAAACTCAAGCAGATCAATCTAAACAACAAATTGAACAAGCTAAGCTAGGTGCTAAAGTAAAAACTGATTCTGATAAAATAGATTCACAACAAGATGTTGCGAAACTTCGTGCACAAGTACAATACGATAAGATGGGCATGGATCAAAGTAAATCGAGAGCAAAACTTGCACTAGATCAAGAAAAATTAAGGAGGACATAATATGGCAGATGAAATACCATTAACTGGGAAAAATAAGTCTATTGATCATTTAATCACTCAGATTAATAAAATGAAACGGAGTGATTTGGATACAACACAATTAGAAAAACAATTAAACATAAAAAAAGCGGCATTTCCTAAGCTTTTTAAAGGAACAAAAGAATATCAAAAAGCTAAAGAGTTAAAAGCTAAAGGCGGAATGATTCGTAAATACAAAACAGGCGGAACTGCTAACGGTAAAAAGAAACCAATTCAGAAATCATTATTAAAAAAATTCGGCTCCAAAATACCATATGTAGGTTGGGGCATAACGGCTAAAGATGTAGCGATTCATGGTCCGGGTTTTATTAAAAGACTTATTCATGATACCTTAAAAAAGGAAACACGTAAAAAAGGCATTTCGCATATAGGAAAAAAGAAAAAAACTCAAAAAGAAAGCCTTGGATTAAAAAAAGGCGGAATAATTAGAAAATATAATACAGGCGGATTTATAGCACGTGGTTGTGGCAAGGTAATGAATAATAGAAGAAAAAAGACAAAGATTTATTAATATGACAATAGAACTTGGAATATTTTTATTTGCGCTATTTTTAATTTTTGGATACATAGTATATTTATCTGGAGTGTAGTATGAGTGATAAAATTTATAAAGACGAACGAAAAGGTGTGCATAGTGTTGAAGGAAGACGCGAAGCTTTGAAAAACTGGAATATACAACAACAAAAAACTTTTGCAAAACATGAAGAAAAAAGAACCAGACCTTTTGTATTCATAAATAAAAATAAACGATTTGGTAAACAAAAATGATTTGGAGCTTATTATCAATGGCAGTTAAAACAGGGGCCGATGTCTATAAAGACAGACGTAGGTCAAAAGCGTTGGAAGCTACTGCGGAGAGAAGATATTACGAGAGAATGGCTGCTGGTGAAATAGATTATAAAAAAGCAGTTATGTCTAATCAACAAGCAGGATGGAAAGACGAGCTTGTTTTAATCATTGTAATTTTACCTATTTTAATTCTTGCTTGGAGTGTTTTTTCAGAAGATCCGCAAGCAAAAGAAAAATTAGATATGTTTTTTCATTACTTTAATAATTTCCCAGATTTCTATAAATGGCTTGTGGTTGGTATATTTGGTGCTATATATGGATTAAAGCCGGGAATGGATTTAATAAGAAGTAATAAAAAATAAATTATGGACATTATTACATTAAGTGATAAAATACGTAAAACGATAAGAGACAAAAGGGAACAATTGACGGAATTAATTACGTCTGGATCTGCAAAAGATATGGAACAATATAAACATCTAATTGGACAATTAGATGCATTGAACTTTATAGAACAGGAACTAAGTGACCTGCTGGAGAAACAAGAAAATGACGACTGATAATTTAATAGGAAAATCAAAATTAGCAAAGGTAGTAAAACCTTTAATCCTTCCTCGCCACATGGCCATCAAAAGATCTCAAGAACTAAAAAAAATACAAGAAGAATCTAAGAAAAAAGGAAAATATTCAGCTAAAAAAGATGTAGAAAAATTAGTTCAAGCATCCAAACTTACTCCAGAAGAAAAACAAGCTATGGAGAGGATGGAAAAGGAAGCAAAAGTTTTTAAAGATTATAGAGTAGGTGATTTAAGATCAAGGTTGCCACAACCAACAGGATGGCGTATATTAGTTATGCCATATAGAAGAAAAGAAAAAACCAAAAAAGGTATAATTTTACCCGATCAAGCTTTAGAAAAAGAACATGTGGCAACAGTATGTGCTTATGTTTTAGAAGTGGGTCCCGATGCGTATATGGATAAAGAAAAATTTCCAGAAGGATCATGGTGTAAAAAAGGGGATTGGATTATTTTCGGCAGGTATGCCGGCGCAAGAATCAAAATAGATGATGGAGAACTTCGTTTGTTAAATGATGATGAAATTTTAGCAACGATACAAAAACCAGAAGATATTTTGCATATGACATAAACATTGTTAAAGGAGGAACAAAACAATGCCAAAAAAAGAAGCTGTAAACAAAGAACCAATGGTTGATATAGATACCAGTGGCGAATCAGTAGATGTTGAATTAAAAGATAAAGATTCAGAGACTACTGCTAAAAAGGAAGATGAGACACCGAAAGTTGAGATAAAAGAGGAAGAGGTAAAAGAAGAAAAAGAAACGCCTGTTGCTCCAACCGAAGGTAAAGAGGATAAA